CAGATCGGCGCTCATCGAGACGGGCAGAGAATATGTTATAGAAAATGTTGGCGGAGCGCGACGAGAACTTGTCAATCCAACAATGCTCTGCGGGACGATGTTCGGACTGGAAACAAAACACAATATCCAACTTTGGCGGCATCGTTATTTTGAGTTGTCGTTTGCGATGGTATTTACTCCTCCCTGCCGGCACAGTAAAGGATCGGCTATCGGTGTCTACGGCGGCGGTCAAAATCCGGCCCGGAGGCGAAGAAACACAAAAGAAAAATATATCGATGTTGATTTTGGAATTATTGCGCGGCGTCAAGCGATGGGAATTGACTGGATGACGGGTAAGGAACTGAATGAATCCATCCCGCCCGCTTACACCGAATACATAGGTCGTTTCCTGCTCGAAGCAATCAAGGAACGCGTATGAACCCTCAATCTCTGCCTACTGCCGGCGATGCCGGTTGGGCCGTGGTCAAATGAACCGCTGGAGAATTGAAATATGTATACAATCCTGGAATTTCCCGGCGAGGGTTTGATGTTAACTAGCTCGGAATATGGCCGTCAGATTTGGGCGGTATCAAAATTGACACGCAAACATAATGGGGATAAGTGTACTGTGTGCGGCCAGCCGGTTGGCGAATATGCCTATAGACCCATTACGAATCTGTCTAATAGAATGATGCGAATTTGCCTCAGACATTCTCTGATAGAGGATCATATCAGTGAACATGAACCCTCAATCCTACGCTCCTCCTGCCGAGGCTGCAATCGTCAGCGTCACATCGCCATTGACCGCCTGGGCTGCCGCCAGTGTGACCGAGCCGCCATAGGCGACATTCAGGATATTGCTTTTGAATATTTGTTTGCCATCGGCGGTCTGAACGATGAAGCGCTGCATTATTCAATTCTCTCCACTGTAATTCTGAATTTCCCCGGCAATTCTTGATTTGCGTGAAACATTTCATTTTTCATTTCTGTTCCGAAATACTTGAATATAAAATCCAAAAGATTTTTTTCGTCCACGTACAATACAGGTTCGTGATGATCCAAATCCCATTGAGTTTTTGCCGTAATGACGCCGGTAATTTCCATGATATTTTCGTTCATTGTAACCTCTCCGCTCGAAGATACGAATTCGTCAGCACTTTTGTATCGCTTCCATTGGCGAAGTTCTGCGCCCATTGAAGCGTGACATTGCCCGCTGTCCCGCCGTTCACGACGCACACATGCAGGTGGGCTTGAATGATAGCCGCCGTTGCGCCGATAGCCGTTCCGCCGGTCGTAGTCGAGCCGACGACGCCAATCGCCGCCGCCGCCAGTATCTCAGCCTGATATTTTAGCGTCGCCCCGGCGGGCACTGTAATCGCGCCTTTCCAACCTGCCGCCACATTGCCGCTGATGTCCAAGTGGAAATCGGCCACATAGATTTCATTGGCAGCAATTGCAAATAGAAGCGCATCGTCATCGACTAATGCCGTCGAATTGTTCACCGCCTGCGTCTCGGCGGTCTTGCGGACGACGCGCGTGAGGCCTAGAAATCGTGATACTCCGGCCTCGTCCACGTAAGCAGGCCGATTGCCGGTATCGACGTAAATCTGGCCGTAGTTTGCGACCGCCGATGGCGCGGCTTGTTCTGCAATCACGAGCGGCATTAAAGTATCCTCATTTCGGCGTCGCCTTCCAGTCTCAACGCCGCCGTGCCTTGCAACTGATAATAGCGATTGACCGTCAAACTGTATCCATCCGAGAGTGTCAGCGCCTTCCCGGTCGCCAATACCCGGTTGACCTGCCCGCCGATGATGCTTTCAAAGCCGTCACCCTTCGCGCGCGCGCTCTTGACCGGCGTTGTCGTTCCGGTCTGCGTGCCCCATAATTCCGCCGCTGCTCCGTGCGCAGCAGTCGTCCACGTTTCCAGCGCCGTCAAGTCCACTCGCGCCTTGCTCGTTCCGCTAAAGCCTGGCGCATCATCGTAGCCGGTGCCACTCAATCTGAGCATGATGTCGCCGGATTGAATCTGCGTCGGGAGTGCTTTTGTGCCGCGCGCCCGTCTACCTAAAATAAATGGATTATTTGAGGCGTGATATACGGTCATCAGAATGGACGCCAGACTATCCGGGTCAAGTTGAATTTGGCTGCCCGTCCATTTCAGGACATCACTCCCGGTCAGATTGCCGACCGAATCGCCGTAACCGATTTGCTGCGCTGCCCCGACGAAGGCGGCCATATAATTTGCGCCGCCATAGGTATCTATCTGGTCGATTGCAATGCCCATGACCTGCGAGAAATTGGACGAATAACCGGGCGTATCGCCAATCAGCAGCGGCGTATCTGCCGGGGCGTTGGCGGCGACGATGTTCTTTTTTACTCGCTCGACATTGCCCGCTGTATCCCGCACCCAGACCATCGACGGATCGCCGCTGACCGCAATCACGCCGCTGTTGTCACCCAACAGCATCACGCGATAGCGCGGCCTGGGCGCAAACTGGCTATTGTATTCATCTCGCATCCGGGCGAAAGTTTGCTTGTCCATTACACGACCGTGAACGTTATCGTCTGACCGAGTGTGACGTTCGACACGTCTTTTTCACAATCGAGCGTAGTATATGCCATGCCATTTTCAAAATCAAATTCGATTTCACATCCGCGCACGACGAAATTGTAATTCATTCCGTCCACGTTGACTGCACACTGTGGCGTCGGATCGATACGAATAATTCCCACCAACGGGTAGCGCCGTCCACGCGCCGGGTTGTTCAGTTGAGCCTGACGATTTCCGGCCCAAGTGTTGAGTTGCGCCTGCGTGCCTAGTAATCCGGCGGCGATTTCTTCCAATTGCGCGCCATGCAAAATAGGATCATCCGGTGATCGGCTGCCGACCGGCGCATCATAATTGACGCCGTAAGCAGTGAATTTTGCAGTCGGCCTCAGATATAGCGGCGCATCCACAAGCGACGAACCGTCGCGAGTTAAGGCAGAAACAGAATCGAAGAGGCTGACCATTTGCGGTAGAGCATTCACGTTCCCGACTACGATTGCATCCTGCTCGAAATAAATGCCACTTTGCGAATCTACGCTGCACGTCCCCCCGATGAGCCAATTATACAACTGCTGGAATTGCGCCCAGATAGACCCGCCCGAAGTATCGATGTATTTTTTAGTCGTTGTCGCCCCGGAATTCTGGCAAAAAGTCACGTCTACTACGTCGAGCACGGTCGAACGCCAACGGCAGATATGCAGCGCCGCTAAATCCAAAGTCGGGTCTACCATTTCGAGCCAGGTCGTCGCGGCAGCCGCATCGTCGAGCGCCAACGGAAAGTTGTATAGTTCTTTCAACAAACCATCGACGGTTTGAATCGTGTACACGTAGTGCAGTCCATCGTGGCGCAGTTCAGTCTCAGTTTCCATTACCCAACCTTCGAGCCACACGTTCTGCCGGTTCGGAAAATTGCCGCCGACGTCTTTTTGAGTCGAGCCATAATAGGTATGACCGAATAGCACCACGTGATTGCGAGCCGTGTAGTAATTCGAGCCGGTATTTTGCTGCTCGAAAATGGCATCAGTGCTGGCAATTTTCAATTCCCATCCGTCGCCCCAATTGCCTGACAACGATATGATTTCAAAATCAGTCTTGGGCTTGTGAGTGCTGTCGAATTTGAAAAGCAATCTATAGCCTGTATGAGTCAAACCCGTTACTGATTCGGTGACTCTCAGCGAGACGTAACTGCCATCCGGGTAGGCCGTGCTGGTCGCCCAAGTCGGTTGGCTGGCGGCAGAAGTTGTTCCATCCGGAAACGTCCACAAATAAGCTGAGATTATTCTGCCCGGTGTCCAGGCCTTCGAGCGCGTGCCGTCGAAATTGAACGTAACCGAGCCGTCTTTGTAGCGCACCGCCGCGCAGCCCAGAACCGCTTGGGGCCCAAAGTTCGAGTTTTGCGCGACATAGGCCTCATCGAAATTAGCGTACCAGGTCGCGGCGCTGTAGCGATGTCTGCGCGGCCAGGGCAGGAATTCATTGAGAACTGCAATCGGCGTGCCGATGCTATTCTGGACCGTGCCTGCGCCCAGCCCGTCGATGTAGAGCGTCGTTCCAACCGGCGCGAGACGGGCATAGGTATAGTAAACATTGTTGATGAGCACCGTCTGCCCGGCTTTTACGTTCGCCAGATTTCCAGTAGAGGTGGCGACTGTCAATTGACCGACGCCCGTCCCATCTGCCGGAAACGAAGGCAGCGCATTGATTGTGCCCGTCCACACGGTTGCCGGAACGTGAATAGCCAGCCCCATCCCAACTAGCGCATGTGGTTGTGTCATATCGCCCCAAACGCGGTAAACGTCACGGTCGAAATATGCCGCACCCGGAACTCGCTGCCGTAGAAATACAGGCCATTGGAAATATCTCCGGCCATATGCTCGATGATGCAATTCGTGTACGTTGCGGTCGAGGTGACCAGCGGCGAAAACACTGTAATCGAATGCAGAAGTTCATCACAGGCCGCAATCCAGGCCGCGAACTGGGCAAGTTTGAGCGTGTTGAAACCGGCAATAGCCGAGCGATAGGCCGAGACGATCATCATTCCATTTGAATCTTTGAAGGGCGAGAATCGTTCCTCCCAGGAAAATGAAATAGGCTCGGCCACGTTCCCGCCGTCGATCTGAAATGTCATCCCGTGCCTCCACTGACGTTCAGCGCTCGCGCCATGTATACGAGTATCTGTGTATCGTAGACGTAAATGCCTGACGAATGGCGGCTGCCCATGAAGTGAAAATAATATACGGTATCAAAATCGTAGAACGTAGATACCCAAAATTCAGGGTTGATCGCATAAGCCGCATCCACTCGCTCGGGCATGTAGATGATATAGAAATTTCCATTGTCGCATCGGCTGGCCCATTCATTGAATTCCACCGAGGTCAGCGCCGGAAATAAGAGCAGCGCATTCCGGTAACGGCTGAGAGTTTTTGTTCCCAGATGCGAGCCATTCAATGGCTCGATTGGCTTCCATTGAATCGCGCGCGGATCAGCTTGAACATTGATTGCATTGATTTTTAGCGTGTTGCTCATCGTTTCAGATTGCCACCCTTCACGGTCGGCTTGAAGATATCCTCGGCAATCGTCTTGCGCGTTTGAGTGCGGATGATTTCGTTGTCCACGATCACGTTGACAATCGTGGTCGCGCCTTTATTCATGCTGCCGCTCACGCCTGATACATTCGCGCGCGCGCCGGACAATCCGGTACGCATCGCGCCGCCGCCTGTGCCGCGCATAATGGCTGCGATGGCTCGCGCATCTCCGGCGCGAATAGCATCATTGATTTCATTGTAACTATCTCGAAGTTTCTTGTTGGCTTCCCACAAATCGGTGACGCTGTTTTTGAGTTTCACATTTCGCTCGATAGCAATTGTTTTCAATGCAGCATGAGATTTGCCCTCGGCCAGCATTTTTATTTCTTGTTCAAGTTCTTTTTTGCGCGTCTCCAATAATTGGCGCTCGGCATCGGTCAATTCATCAACTGCTTGAATATTCTGAGCAGAGAATTTTCCCGCGCCTGCCGCAGTATTCAATTTGCTTCCTTGTTCAAGTGTCCTGTTGATTTCATCCAATTGACCTTTGAGCGCCAGAAGATTTGTCAGATTACCCAAATTTTCCGCTCCCTGCGCCGCATCCTTCATCCAATCCAAAATAGATTGCCCGCCAACATTCACAATATTCAAAAGAGTGAAGCCCAGATTATCGAATGCCTTGCTCATCTTATCAATGGATTCCACGACATCCGTTCGCCCAATTTTCTCGGCATATTGTCGCGTAGCATCAAAGACACGATTGAGCAAGGCGAATTCTGCGCCTACTAATGCAGCGGCTTTCGCCATAGCGCGCATACTGATTCCGGTTTTTTGAAATTCCTTCGAGTATTTATCGACTGCCTTGATAATGATTTCAACCGTGCTTGCCACGTTATTTTTGTTCCTTTGCCAGTTCGCGCCGCATCATTTCTACGTCAACCATAATCGCAAACGCATTGAAATTTTGTTCGGAGAGTTCAACGCTCGTTCTTCCAATAGAATCCTGATGTGCTTCATACACATTTAGCAGCACAGTCATCCGGTAATGCTCGCCCGCATCCTGATCAGCCAGCGCGCCCGGCCTGTAGAGCGCATGCCAGCGCTGGCAATCTAGCGCCCGGAGTAAGTCCTGCGGGGCGGCGATTGGATTTTTCTTTTCGTCCACAATGCCCAGAGCATAGTCAGCCGCTGCCACAATGTCACTTTTGGGAGATGCCTATTCTCCGCAATCCAATCGGCCATGAGTTCACCAGCCCATAAAATGATTGAGGCCTCTTCGTTGTCCAAATCATCGCTATCCGGGTTGGGCAGGATCATGCTCTGCCAATTGCGGAACAATCCAGCTTTGACTGCCGACTGAAACACGATGGCTATTTGGCGTGTCCCGGTTAATTCGCCCAGCGCCTCTGTTGCCTTTAGGCAAACGCGCAATTCACGCTCATAAATATCATAGAGCGCGAGAGTCAGCCGCTCAGGAAATGTGAATGACGTTTGCAATTCCTTATTCGCGGGCATATTTATTCCTGTTATCAGGCTTGATTGGATGGCACCAGTCCGCCGCTGACATCCAGCGTGACAGTGATGGGCATGACGCCGTTGTAAGCCGCGCCTTGTCCGCGTCCAGTCACAATAGCCGTAGCTCCGGTATCAACCGGCTTTGGAGCGCCGATGCCCTGTTTGTAAATCAGAAGGATTCCGGTCGTGCCCGGCACGAAGAAATCCCATACCACCGCATCATCTTCGTCATCCCACATTTCCAAAGTGACGGTCGTTTTATTTGTCGTTCCGAAATGAACGGCATTTGCATCGCCGATTCCCGTCCCTTCTGTTGTCCCGCCTGTTTCGTCGGTATCGACTGATTTAAGATAACCCGCCGGAACAGGATTGTTATCGAACGTCACCGCCAGCAATGCGCCTGTATATTTGGTCATGATGTTTCGCCTTAACTCAGCCCGCCCGATATTTTGAAATTCACCGTAATCGGAACGGCCTGGTTATATTCAATGCCGCGCTTTCGTCCGGTCACGATAGCCGTGCCTGTGCGAGTTTTTGAGCCATCAGTCGAAATGACCAGCGTGCTCGAGGTCAGTGGGGCTACTTTGCCCCATACGGTAGCGGTCAGAGTGTCATCCCAAAACTCTACTGTCACATCCGTATCCGTCACGCCGCCTGCTAACTGCGTTTCCTGCGTATCACTCGCGCCAGTCGAATCGCTGGTTGGATGTGCTTCTTGAATGTCAATGGACTTCACATAATTATCGGCCCAACCCGACCCATTGTAACTGACGGTCATCCCCGCGCCGGTATATTTAGCCATTTTCTATCTCACATATTCCTGTAATCAGTCACGGCGAATTCGATTTCCGCGCCGTGGAATTGTTTGTCATCCGGGCCGCGCACAATCGTCGGCTCTGAAATAGACGATGGCGCAATCTCGCTCACGCCCAGCGCGGTGCAGGCCGCTGCCACTGCTTCGGCAATCGCCAGCGCATTGGCTGCAATTTTGGCGCTGTGCTCGCCGTTGTATCGACCCCGGCCCACTTCGGCATGAGCATAAAAATAGCGCGCCGTCCAACTTATCTGCCAGAATGGATCGGTTCCGACGCTCAACCGCTCGTAATTCCAACCCGTCGCAAAATCATACTGCGGATAAAGCGCCGGGCAATCGCGGTTTAGAATGATTTTGAGATCATCCAAATCCTTGATGGTTAGCGTTCCGGTCGCGCCGCCCGGTTTCGTCACCGTGATAGTCAGGCCGGTGATATTATTTGCCAGAACGTTGGCCGCAATCGTCACGTCAATTTCCCTTCTGCAAAATCATCAGTTTGTCTTTGACAGTCTGCGGCAGGCCTTCCGGCGTGATGACTACGCCCGCCGCTGTGACAATCGCCGTGCCGGTCGTATTCACGCCGCTGAGTTTTTTGTATTCGGCCATCACAATATCAATCGCCATGGCCTCGGTCAGCCGGATAAAGCGCGCGCTGCGAGTATCGGTATCATCCCGGTCAACGTAGCCCCACGTGCCTGCCAACGATATGACCTGTTCGCTGTTGCCGTCGTCATCCAACTGCCAGACAACAGACGACGTTTCTTTCAGCCGGATAGCGAAGTAAGGCGGCTTGTTACGATTGATGAGGATGTAATCAGCGGCTATAATTTCAACGCCATCACCATTTGTCAGCGTCGTCACCGCCAGCAAATCATCGTCCAAATCCAACTGCCTATCGTTCGGCATATCGAAGTAATGCGTTTCCGTCCGGGCATAGAAGGTTCGCCCACCACAGAAGGCGTCAATGGCGCGGCTGGCTTGCTCAATCATCTCGTCAATAACAGAATCATCTATCGTATCTGTAGACGTGCCCAATGAATTGAGCCGGTTTTTGATTTGTTCCAACGAGCAATAGGCATTCCACGTCCCAATAACGAAGACGACGACCGAACCGGTATTCGTCGCGCCCGCGCCCGTCACCGCTAACGTCAGCGCTGAAGCCGTGACGGTGGTCAGCCCGTCGGTATCGTCCTTGTAGACGGTCGAGGCATTGGTGAGGTTCGCGCCCGTCCCGCCCAGTACGTCCACCAGTCCGCTGTCTTTCAGCGTCACGTCATAATTATTATCCGGCTGGTCTCCACCTGTGCCCGGAATGAAAGCGGCATAGATGACATCGCCGGTGTAGAGCGCGGTCGTCGCGCCGTCCGCCGCCCCGCCTGCGCTGGATGTCCAGGCAAACGTGATGCGCTTGATGCTGCCCGTTACGATTTCAGTGATCGTGACTATGCCAGGCATGTTCGTTTTCTAAAACGCCATCTGATAAGCCGTCGCAATTTCGACGGCGGTCGCGGCGCGGTTGAGGAGGAGGGCGTGAGCCAGAAGACCATTATTCACAATCGTTGGTGTAGTTTGTCTGGCTCCAATTACACATCCATTACTAGGCAACCCACCAGACCAATTTCCCAATGCAGTCAAGGTCGAGCCGACCTGCACGCCATTTACGTAATCTTTTTTTGTGTCGGCGCTTTTACTGATAGTTATACAGGCAAACCACCAGTCAGAAAAACTTATTGGACTATGGTTATAGACTTTGATTGTTCCTCCAGCGACATGAACAAACGCATACGTATTATTACCTGCTGCTTTAACAAGCTCTGTCCTATTGTTGGCATCCACGAACATTGAAATTTGCGCTCGATTTAGTGTATCTGTCCACACTGAGACCGATGCAAATTTTATCCAGATTGCTAATGTGTGTTCTGCCGAGTTGAACGCCGACGCCAACACCGCTGAGTAGACGTTGGTGAACGAAGTCGAGCCATCGTACAGCCCGCTCGACCGCCCATCGCCGATGCCGCCTGCATTAAGACCAACGTTTGAATAAATGCCCTCTGTCCCGCCCATCACGCTGACCGAATCGAAATAAGCGATCCCGCCATTGGCCGCCGGGCACATGATGTCGATGCGAACGGAGATACAAGCGGCAGGCGCAACGAAATTTATCTCGTAGCGCGTATAGGTTGTTCCAGCTATTCCCGTTGAGGTTGTGGCGATGATGTCTGCCGCATTCGTAACATCACGCACGAGATAACGGCCTGCGTTCGTGGCATCGCCGCGCGTCCAGAAAGATAAACCGTAAATCATCCCAGGACGGACAACTATTGTTTGATCTACTTTTGTGTTGGCGGTTGCTCCGGCTGTGATTTTTGCGGCATGAGCGCCTGCCTGAAATAGCACGGCCTCATCTGCCAATGCGCCATCACCCGCCGTTTCCGTCCACGTGCCCCAGATGTCCGCCCCGCCGCCGCCCGCCGTCTCAAAGCCGCCATTCGCGAGCATCTCGACTTTGCGGGCAGAAAACTCGTGGGCAATCGAGCCAGCCGCCTCGCCCAGCGGCCAATACCCGATGATGGATGACAGGCCGAATAGGCTGACGATTGATTCGGCGTAATCCGGCTTGTTCAATCGATGAATCAAAATTGGCGAAGGCATAGTGAATTTCGAGCCTTGCCTGCGTGTACGCGCAAGCAGGCTGAAAGATTATTCGTCGGCGAGAATCACAATCCGGAACATCGGCAGATTACCTGCGGCGATATTGAGCGCGCCGCGCGCCTGCAACTGCGCCCACATGCGGCGATTTTCTTGAACATAAGGCCGTCCGATATTTTTCGCTTCCGAGAATTGCCCATTCGTCGCATCGCCGAAGGTCGTGAACTGGATGCGCGTGATGACTTTTATCAGGTCATTGTCCAGAAACGAAAGCGGATTGTTATCGGTCTGGATGGCGGGCGCATCGTCCATCAGCCACAAATCGACCTGCAAGCCCTCATCGTCCAAATCGTAATAGGACGCCGCCTGAATGATGCCGCTGGCAGGCACGCGAAACATGAACGCCGTCCCAATTGCGTCGAGGTCGGCATAGGCTGCGGCCACGCCGATGCCGGGCGGCGTGAGTAGTCGCGTCTGGAAATTCTTTCCGACTGCAACAGTCGTTCGGCCCAATTCTTTGTCTTGCGCTGAATCTGCCATTGTCTATTTCCTCGAAAGCGGGCAGGCACGGACTAGCCGTCCTGCCCGCTATTATTGTGGAGAACCAGTCAGTGTGACTAGCCCAAATCGATTTGCAGCTCTGCGAAAGTTGCGCCGATGATCGCCGTGCCCGCCGCTGTTCCGGCTACCGCATTGAATGCCATGACGCCGCCGGGAGGAGTGATTACCGCTCCGCGCATATCCGCCCAAACAGATGCGCCCAAATTCGTGGTTGGGCTGGAAATCAAGCCTGAGCACAACACGCGCCATAGATTCGTGGTCTGTCCAGCAGCGGTATTGGCGACTGCGCGCCGCATCCGCCCGCTGTAGCCGACCTTCCCGCTTCGGCTGGAAACGAGTTGGGCCGTATCATCGGTCGGGACCGTCGCGACGACTGGCACATTCTGGCCGATAAGAGTCATCGGTTGAGCAGCGCCCATGCTGGTGATGTTATACAGCCAGGCCGAAAGCCAAACCAGGCTTTTGCCGCCTGCCGGTTCGCCGTTGTATACGACCAGTTCACCGCGCGTAGTCGGCCAAGCCGCCACGTAGGTAAATGCCGAGCCGGTGGCAATTGCCACGTCCCAGACCACGCCCAGCCGCACAAGTTCAGTTAGTGGGGGTAGGCCTTGAGCAACGATCATATCCAGACCGTTGTTCATATTCGGCGAGAGATACGATCCTGCGGGTATGTTGGGCCGGGTATTCGTTCGGATTGTTCCGTTAAGCACGATTGAGTCTGCCATGTTTCAGTTTCCTTTCCAAATTAAGTTGCTACTGGGTCAAGCACGCCTTGCCGGTCGCCGATGTCCACTGAGTAATTCTGAATCACGCTCATTGTTGAACCAACGTTGATATTTGTGGTCGCATTGCCTGAAAGAAGCGTGCCGACACCGTTATAGGCCACGATGCCGGTCGATGTTGCGGCGATTTTGATGCACTTATCGGCGCTGTCGGGCGTTTGTGAAATCAGATTACGAAGGATGCTGGCTTTCGTGATTGCTCCTGCGGCCAGAATTGCGCCCGTCACCCAGTTGCCACATAGCACGTTATCGCGGATGATACAGCGATCCGGCGTGCCCGGCAGAGAAATCGCCGCTGTATTGTTTGTGCCGTAAGCATAAAACTCGCAATTCTCAACAATCATCCGATCGCTTCCGCCCGCTGCCGCTCCCAAAATCCAGATGAGCGCATTGAGGATTACGCTCGTATCGACGAATTCGCAGTTGCGGATTGTGAAGCCATCCGAGTTCACGTCGATAGCGGCGGCGATATCGACCTTGTTCGCGACGAAACGCAGATTATCAAACGTGATATTCGCGGCGTCAATGTCGATATCGGCCAGCGCATCTGTGGATAGCGTGATCGTTGGCCGCTGGTCGCCTATACCCAGACCTTTAATCGTGATGCCGATAGTATCCGCATCCCAGCCTGCAGCGGCTATGATGCTTTCAGCATGCCCGGCTGCAACGAATACCACATCACCCGAGGCCAATAGGCCGCTATCCAATGCCGCCGCGACTGTAGACCAGGGCATATCTGGATTTGAACCATAGCCCGCAGTTGTTCCTTTTCCGCTTGCGTTGCTATCCACATACCAGATATTGCCGAGTGTGAGAGCAGTATTATCTACATGGAAGACGCCGCCCGGTATATGCCTGACAAAAAGTGGTGATCCCATTGTTTGTTCCTTCTCTCGCTAGGTTGCCGCCGGGTCGAGTACGCCCTGCCGGTCGCCTTCGTCTACAGCGTAATTTTGAATGAGAGTCATTGCCGCGCCGGCTGTAATCTGGTCGGTTGTATTATCCGTCTCGCGTCCGCCGACGCCATTGTAGGCCACGACGCCGGTCGAGGCCGCTGCGATATTGATACAGACATCGTCGCCTGCATCCAGATTGCTGATGACGTTCCTGAGAATACTAGCATTCGTGATTGCGCCCGCCGCGAGAATTGCAGCTGTGCCCCAATCACCAATGAAGATATTGTCACGGACAATACAGCGATCCTCTGCTGAGGGCATGCTGATTGCCGCTGTGTCAGCCGTGCCGAAAGCATAGAATTCACAGTTTTCCACAACCATTCGGTCAGATACATTTGCGCCCCCACCCAGTATCCAGATTGCGGCATTCAAAACTGCGCTCGTATCAATGAATTCACAATTGCGACAGGTAAACCCATCCGAATTTACATCGATAGCGGCGGCGATGTCCAAGAAATTGGCGATGAAACGAAGATTCTCGAACGTGATATTGGCGGCATCGATATCGATATCGGCTAGATTGCTTGTATCAATGGTGATCGTCGGACGAAGGTCGCTAACGCCCAGACCCTTGATGGTGATACCAATCGTATCTGCATCCCAGCCTGCAGCGGCGCTAATAGTTTCGGCATGGCCTGCGCCCACTATGATGATATCGCCTGCGGCTAGATTGCCGCTATCGAGCGCCGCCGCGACCGTGGACCAGGGCGCATCGGGCGTAAAACCAAATAGTGCTGTCGCGCCTTTTCTTGCTGACGTGCTATCCACGTACCAGATATTGCCAACAGTCAAGGCATTCGGATCGACGTAATAGACGCCACCGGGTTGAGTTCTGTTGAAGAGAGGAGATCGTGCCATTGTCGGATTCCTTTCGTGACCGCTGTCATGGCTCTGGCGGGGATAACGGTATGGGAGGAGGTCATCCGTTATCCCCGCGCCTGAGTGAGAGTATGGCGATTGTTAATCGGTGATGATCGATGTAGTAAGCGCCGGAGCGCCCTGATCTTTCATCAGCGCAAGTCCAAAAATCTGGACGGTATTACTTCCATGCCCGCCGCTATCAGCCAGATAGACGCAATCATAGTCCGATGCCTGAGTGAGATGCAGTTCCGGATCAACCTCGATGAATGCCAACACCGGATTTTCCGTGGCCGGATCGATAGTCAATGAGGCTGCCGCTGTCTGTGGTACGAGTGTATCGCTTGTAGTTCCGGCATCGATATCCTTCCAAATCTTGTGCACTGCCGCAGTGGGCGCATTCGTTCCCGATGCGACATTGGTTGCTTGAGTTGGAGTGAGTACCAAATCGGTATCATTCGCGCCGGAATGGAAAATGAGCCACCCGAATTTCAGCACATTCTTGAGCGATACCGTATCGCATACTACTGCGTTAGCCGCTCCGCTGTAGAGCAGAACAGGTTTAACTTGCTGAAGAAGAGTAGTGAGATTCATGTCAATTATCCTTTTCGCTTTCCGCGCTATGAACGAGTTTCCAGCGTGATATAAGGCGACAACGAATTGCCGGCCTTCGGGGTGAGCGCCACATTCCAGAGTGGTTCAGCCTGATAGCGGATGATGAACCTTAGCACCATCTCGGCAGTCAGAAAGGCCACGTGCATAGATGAATCGGTCTTCATTCCACCTTTGCTGACGCCCAAGTATTGACTGAAATCTACCAGGCTGATATCTCCAACCGTTCCCAATGCCGGGAGATATTCAACGAATTCAACATCCGCGCCAAAGATATTGAATTTTCCACCGGCGAATGTTACGCCCAACGGACTCAGGCCGCCTGTTCCGGCGGGAATCGTCATCTGCATCAATTGCGGGAAGATGGTTTTATTCGCATAAAACTTTGCCTGTCCTTCACTCCCCGGCCACAGTCGTTCCCACATGTTGACCAGATTCTTGTAGGTGAGAGTCGCGGCAGGCTGTACGTTATCTTTTGTTACGCTGATAGTCGCGGCAGCCTTCAGGATGCCGGTCGATTCGCCCGCGCCGCTGCCATTGAATAATTCGTCTTCCATCTTGAAAGATGCCTCTTGCGGATATTGACGATTGACCATGCCCTCCAATTGCGTGGCATCTTCCAGGCTTTCATCAGTGAGATAGACAACAGCCCCGATTTTGCCGGGCTTGATTTCCTTCCGGCGCAGTTTTGGACGTGTCGGGAGAAGCGTGCCGCCCTCGCCGATGCGGTAGACTTGCACCCCGCCGAAGCGCGAACCATTCGCGCGGCTACTTTCGTCGATGAGCAAGGCAGAAAAAGCGTTGGAATTTGGGCCAAGCGGCTGTTCAGGAACGCGCGCGAGCACTTTGCCGATGTCATAAACTCTCTCAATCAGCGTATTGGAGTATTCGGTTTGCACAAATGCTCCGCCAGCATCCAATGTGCCCTCATTCATGCCGAGCGCCTTGAATTCTGATTGCCGCTTGAGATTGTATTGTGCAATGCGTGGATCAGCATCGTTTGGCGCAAGCGCCGTTTTGATGACGGCCTTGACCTGATCGCCCAGACTTTTGAACGGGCCTCGCGATTCGCGCGGCTCTGCCGGTTCGGATGCCCGTCCGTTGAAGATAGCCGGCGCGGCTAGTTTTGCCTCTGCCGCTTTGAGGCGGGCGGACAATTCAACAATCACTTCATCAACAGTTTTTGTGGGCATAGTCTTTGCTCCTTTGATTCGCTGCGGCTTGGGCGGTTCTACAGCCTGGCCCGCGGGCGGCTGATTGTCTGCCGCGCCTGCGTCCATCTTCATCATTTCCGCTTTCGCCAATTCGGGTGTGTCGAATGGCTTAGAAACAGGATCACCCGTCGCTTCGCCGTTCTCGTCCACCGCGTAGATGTAATATTTACCTTGAAGTTCAAAAACGTCGTGCATTGCTTTCTCCTTTGGTGAAGTATCGGCGGGCAGGCCTGCCTGCTGTGCGGTAGGCAGGTCGGGGATGAGTCCGAGTGCTTTGGCGGCGGTGAGCACATTGCCGCCGAATTCTTTTGTGTTGCGCCAATCCATCGGCTTGATGGTCAGCGTGTCGCGCTTGAGCGGCCATAGTTCAATTTCGCCGTTGGCTTTAACTTTGACGCCAGTATCAACCGCCTCGCTGGATGTGCCAACCAGTCCGGCAGTAATCAAATCTTTGAGCCATTGCACATATTTATTGCGCTTGTTCAGCACGCGCTTGACGAATACGCCCTGCTCGTCTATAGCCTTCGTTGCCCAGTCCACGTAACCGAGCACATCATCGCGCTGAGGCATCCCTGGATCGCCATCCTGTCCATGCTCCCAATCCTCGGGCAGACGGCCAATGGCCGTGTAATTGCTTTCGAGTTCGGTTGCCTTCGTGAAGAATTCACCTGCTGAACCATCGGCATTTTTTCGCGCCGGTTCTGTATTACCCACATTTCCGAAGGCGGTCAAATCGCGTCCGCCAAACAGGACGATATAATTTCCCACAACAAATTCGTTATCAGTTTCCGAAATGGCTTTGAGCGCGTTATCTACCGGCCCGACAATTTCAATAGCCTTATTCCACAGCATATCCTCGACGCCATCCGGCTTTGCCTTGCCGCTAATAGCAGCGTTGCAAATAGCATAGGCGCTATCTCGAGAATGGCCTTGCCCCATCACTTGTTCAACGCATCGTTCAAGTTTTGCCGGCATAATTTCAATCGCATCTGCCTGTGCGCACACGCAGACAGGTAAAATAAAAAAAGCCCGCCGCCTGATTGCTCAGGCAGACGGGCTTTTGCGGGTCTTCTCCGATTTGCGGCGGGTCCTGAGTGAAATCGAAGGACGGGCCGCGCGGGGGTATTAGGTTGCTGAAATTATACGCCTATTTTGTCAAGGCGCAAGTATCAACGTTTCCGCTCCAATTCGCATACCTCGGCAATAACATCAGCCATAATGAGCAGCGCCCGACGCAGAGCAATCAGGAGCATACGCGAGCGCGGGTCGATCGGCTCGCGGCTTTCGACGATGATAGGCACGACTGACAGAATAGGCGTCGTCGTCATGCGTTCCATCGGGCGCGGATAGGTCGAGGCGGGTTGGGTCATGTCAATCTTTTTGCATCATGATTCCTAATGAAATCAGCGCAGTAATCAAAAAAACAATTCCTATTGCTCCGAACGTCAACCAGTATCCAATCTGTTGCGCAACGAGATAGATTATAACGCCTAGTAGTGCTCCCACTGGAGACCATTGCAGGAAAAAACCAAGTTTTTTAGTAAATGTATTTCTCATTTCGGCCTCAATCCTGCTCTAATCAACGTCCGCCGCACGATGTCCTCCCATCGTTCTGCGATAGCCCGTTGACCTTCGCGCGCTACGTCAATCAATTTTTTCCAGCCGATATACTCCATTACGTCGGTCTGTTCCTCGCCGATAACGTAGGGCGCATAACTGGCGGTATTGCGAATGCGAGTCATCCAGCCCTTCGTATCGGTGACGAATCGCCTATCCATCTGCTCAGATTTATGCGTGTTGTAATTGGCATACTGCATCCCCGTTCCCCGGATGTAGTAAGGCGGCGGCGGTTGGTTGGCCTGTGTCTCTGGTGGATAAAACGGCTTTCCCCCGCCCTGGTCGGCCAATACAACCTCGGAGGCGGCGCGGCTGAATTCGCTTTGAACCGCTTTCAGATAGCGCGGGAATTTTTCCAGCGCTGCTTCGAGTTCCTTCAGGCCTTTGACTTGGATTGAAATCATTACATCACCTGATTACCTTGCCTATCGTATAGGCCGCATTGACAATTGTAACCACCACATTTCAAGGTTGCGCTGCCCGGTTCACGCGGGATGAATCCTTTGTCAGTGAACCATGAGAGACGATGCTGTTGCCCGTTGAGATTCAAGCACGTATCACAATGCTCTGTTTCTCCATATTTCCACGTCACCATCATATCAGCCTGTGCGCTTGCCAGTCCTTGCACTCTCAGCACCATTAGTGCCGCTGCCCACATTGCTAATCGCCGCTCCACTTCTGCATCCGCTTTTATTTTCGCGTCACCCTCAGCTTGCTTTGCGTCGGCCATTGCTTGCGCCAGTCCAAGAGCAAATATCGTCTGGGCTGCAATCCATTCGTCAATCGTCATCCTATCGCTGGCGGTCGCCTCGCCTTCCGGGTCTTCAACGCCGCCCGCCTGCATTCCATCGTAGTAGGCTTTGAATGCCCAAAATAGCAGCAGGGCAATGATCGCCTCTTTGAGTTTGTCGCTATCCTTCTCATCGCTTGCCGCAAGTTTGTGAAGTTCGCCGGCATAATTTGTTTCGATGCTCGCCTTTACAGATTTTATTCCGCGCTCTCGCTCGAGTTTCACAATTGCGCGGCGAACTAGATTCACCAATTGCGCGCGCTCAACCATTCGCTTGCTCCAGTGCCTTTGCCGCCGCAAACAACGCATCAGCTAGATAGCGCGTGTCATCGGATTCATCTATCATAGATTTTGGCGAAGTAGAAACAATCGGCGTCTGTGAAGAGACATCTAATTTCTTTGATGCTGATGCCATTGCCTGAGCGCGTTCCCTTTCGATTCCTAGCGAAACTAATAATTCAATAGCAACTTCTTCTGCTACTGTGCCTGCTGATACGCCATTCAATACATCTATCGCGCTGGAAATTTGCGCGCCATTGAGCGTCGTAACATTGGCAGCAACACCAGATATTTGTGGCGATGCGGGAACAATCGGAGCGCCGCTGGTGGCAGGTGTAATGGCCGGCGCGGCAGGCACATTGACCCGCTTCGGTTCTGGTTTCAATCCCAGTATCTCCCGCCCCTCATCGCGCCGCATGACCGGCTCGCCGACAACCGTCGTCACGGCCTGCGACTGCATCAGTTGCGCCGCCTGCATGATTTCAAGTTTCTCCGGTTGCGCCACGAGTTTGTAACCGAGCCGAGAATAGAATTGCTTGTTGAGCGCGTCGAATGTTTCCTCGACGCGCGGGATGATTTCACCCGCGATGAAATTCAGATACTCGCTGTCCGCAGTCGCGTATTTGTATCCGCCATTGACGATATTGGGTGATATGCCATGAGCAACTGCGATGTCATTTTGTTTCTGCGTGCTGAGTTCAACGGCCTGGGTGTCTTTGACATTCGAGCCAATGGTGAAGGGTTTATTATCCTGACGCATCCGCATGACGATATAGCGCCAGGCGCGGCCAACTCCGGCCACGCGCCGATTCCAGAAATTCTGAGTTTTCTCTATTTGCTCATCCGGTTTTATTGGGTCCTCAGGAACAATCGTCACCGGCACAGCGCCGCCATTGAAATAGCCGCTGGCAAACGCATCGAGCGCATAGAGCATCGAGGCTGCACTAAGCCCCACTTGCGACTCGCCCAGACCGGGCGCATTGTCTGCTTTCAAATTGGCATTCCATAGATAGACGATCTCATCCAATTGGATTTCGTGCGGCGTGCTATCCTGCCGATAGAAGTAAGCAAGGCGTTTCGTAGTTGCGTCGTGTTTCGGTTGGACGGATGGAGACGGGACCCAACGCATTGATGGATTGTAGCCGGATGGATTGCCTTCGATGAGCGCATAGGCCGCGCCGGTCACACAGCGCGAGGCCTCGAGCATGAATAATAGGCGAGTGATGTTCGTCAATGATTCATACCCATCCTGCTGACTGACATCCTCGCCCTGTGCATTCAATAGCACGCGCGGCATCCGGCTGACCTCGTGCGCCCGGATATTCACGCAGCGAAATACGTAGGACACCACGTCATACGCCTGCATCGCGGTCAGGTTGCCGACGACAGCGGCGTTGACGACATCGGATAGCGATGAGTAATATTTATCGCTGATGGCCGCGCCAAAGCCAACGGCCTTGCTGAATGTTTTACCGTCGTAGGTATAGGTGGTCATTCGCCTGCCTCATCGGCATAATAACTGGCGGGGAACATAGAATATATCTGGCTGACTGCATACATCGCCATCACTACTGCATCGCCACAGTCCGGGGAACGGCCCAGCCGCGAACGAATGCCCTTGACTTGTCGTCCACTTTCGTCCGTTCCATCGTCTTTGCTTTCCACGATAATTTTACCAGCAATTACCTTGAAGCGCGGCGCGGCCAAATCCGCCACCAGTTCAGGATCGTCAGGTAAGCAGATGTCCGAACCATTATCCGGGTCAAGCGCCTCGCGGAACAACCAGTAGGCAGCCGAACGCACATTACGGAATGACAACAAATTGCTTTTGTCTTTTATATCTGTGCCCGCCCCGCCATTGAATGCTTGCGCCAAAATTCCGAGTTGAATCATTGAATCGTACACGCTCGACCCGATACCCACCACGTCGATAATGACTATCGCATTGTCTCTGTGATTGGCTGCGATGAGCGCCGCTCCGCTGGGGCCGTCAGGTGTGGCTGTTCCGGGTACTTTGATGAGTGGGTCGAACCAGTTGCCGTAGAGCAGCGCGAGGACAGTTTTATCTTTTCCGCCCCGCGCTACATCTGCGCCTAAAGCGGTTTGTAATCTCTCGCCTCGTTCGGTCTGCTTGCCGCGTTCGACCGCCGCTTTAATCCATGCAATCGGAATGACCTGCCAGGGATTGACAATTTTTCCGGCAGTGAAATTGCCTTTTAGAATTGAGCGAAGCGGTTCAGGCAGTGAATCAATCTGCGAGCCATAGCCGGTTTGTTCGAGGATGGGATTGTCCGCGAGACGGGCGCGGAAGAACGTCCTATTTTTAGGAATGATAGTAGCGCCATTATGAATGAATGAATCGCCGCTATCCATTTCAGTTTCTTTGCCGTCGAGCATCGCGTACCAGCGTAATTCGCCGTCAATTGCCGGATGATGATGAGCCGGGTCCAGCCAGGGTGAGAAATAACGTGTCACCCATTCCTGCGTTTCATCCATCGGCGGGTTGAATGTCATGACAGTCCGGCATTTTTGGCCGGGAATAATCGTTCGATTCCAAGCCATGACAAAGCGCACTTGCGATTCGTTGAACTCAGTCACTTCGTCGAAGAGCATCCCATCGTAAGGCCGGCCCTGAAAATTTCGCTTGTCATCTTCGTATTGCATCGCCGCCAGTTGAATTGTATGCCGCCCATTATTCAAACTCCAACGATGCAATTGCTCATTGAAACTGTCCTCGTAATGTGATTGACCTTGCCCGAATATTTCCCGGCTTCGAGATACGATCCCCTCCAGACGCGGAAACTCTCGACGGAAAATTATTGAACGGTTGTGCTTCGTCCCGGCGAAACCTAAAAGCAAATCGGTTTTTCCGCCGCCAGCTTCGCCGCCATAGCCGATGACATCCGCATCACTATTGTAAGCGTTCGTCTGCGGGCCGGGTTGAGGCTTCCAGATTGGCGTTGTTGCTCCGCTCTTTGCCCGCGCCGCCTGATGCGCTTCGATCAGCATCGGCTCCAACAGTTCGGGCGGCATCGTGTTCAGCGGCGGCGGCAGCCGCGACCAGTCCATTGAAGACGGCGGCAGCGTCGAGACCTTGTTGTTCAAGATATTCTTTCCATGTCATCGTGGCAATCGGTGTAACAAGTTTTCCGTCTGTGCGATCCAAAATCGTAGCGAATACTTTTGCTTCTGTTTCGTTCATCAGAGTTAGAAGGGCACGGGCAGCAATGATGCTTGCCGTTGTCATCTCGCCCTTGAACTTTCTAAATTCTTTCGCATAGACTTCGCAAGCCTCGGCCACTTCGAGCGGTGACATGCCCTGAAATTTATTCAACCAATAAGTAATGCTGGCTTCATTTTTGGGGCGACCTTTGGGATTAGGAGAGGGTGCGCCGCTTTTGAACTGCTTATCTTTCGGCGGATGTTTATAACCTACTTCACTGTTTTTTCCCTGTTGTTTCGTGCTTTTCTTTTTCATTTCAGCATCGCTTCTGTCTCAGACAGCAACTCTTCGGCGCTCGTGAGCAGGTCAAGCGCATCCTCGCCGCACAGATAGCGCCCCTGCCATTCGTCAGCCCACTCCACTTGATGCGCCTGCCGCTTTTCGCCCGGTGATTTGCATTCGATGGCGATGGTCAGCATGTGCTTGGCAACGAACAGGTCGGGAGCATTTCTGCCGACGGCATGAACGTCGCAAACTGACCAACCGGCATCGCGGAATGCGGTTTCGGTTGCAGGCTGCGTGCCGTCTTTCCTGGAGGGCGCGAAGGTTCTAGGCATGATCTTCGGCTGCATCTACGTCCCGCGTCGTCTGCCCCGCCCAAATCTCGCGCGCGATTTTGACGGCGGTCGGATGATCGCGCTCGACCTCGACGCACAGAAAATTGAAAGCGTTTGTGGCGCGCATGAATTGCAGTTCGCGTTCCTTGTCCCGCTGTTCGAGCGACTTCACGCGCCGATCTAAATCAGCCACGATGTCGCGCCAATACTGGATCGCCTTGTCGCTGGCTTGGGCCTGCACGTCAGCGGACGTTTTGCGGCGGGTCGATAGCGCCACGACCAGCGCGGCGATACCGGACAACACGCCCGCCAATGCCGCCACGAAAATTGTTGTATCCATAATCAAATCTCCACGATGGCGAAGGCGGCCAGCAGACTGAGGATAGTAATAAGCGCGGGTCTGAGAAGCATAGTGGCGTGGGCAGCATCGACGATACCGATGGCTATGAGCAGATAGATGACCGCGCAATAGAGCGCCGCACCTGCCGCCATGTATCGGAGCGTGCTCCGCATGTTATGCAGTCGGCGGGCGTTGCGGAATTGCAGGATGCAGGCCAGCAATCCAAACACAACGCCCGCCCACGAGAGGAGGAGAGAAACAGGCATCAGCCTGGAATCTCAGTTACTTGGGCTGCACGAGTTGGCGTAATCCACCGTGCGCGTATTGAGAAGCGGCCCACAGGCGCACGCCATTCAGCCCGAGGTCAACGTAATGCTGGACGAGCGTCAACGTTTCGGGCGGGACGGATTTAGCCAGAGCCACCAGACCTTCGCTCAGAAATGGTGATCCGGCCACGAGCACAAAGGCTGCGATGCCTTTTTGCTGCGCGGTCAATTTCTGCCAGGCCGGAAATTTCTCAAATAGGGCGACGACGGTCAGGCCATTGACGGCGAGCCACACGACGAACGGCACGATTTCAGTTGGGAAAGGTAGTGTCATTGGATAGAGTCTCCTGAGAAAGGATTGTACGCTGTTTTATGTTCCGATGCAAATACTGCTATCCCGGCGGCGCAATCTCGCTCTTGATCTTGGCGATCATCTGCCGCGCGTTGGTGATATCAGTCAAAATTTGCTGGCTGAGAGCGTTGACGGCGTTGATTGCATTGGTCATGGAATTGAAATCAACGGCAATCTGTTCGAGCGAGGATGCAACGGCGTCCACCGTGCCAGGCTGAGGGGCGGGGGCGGGGGTGGGGGCAGGTTCGTCCACGTAGTCGAGCGAACACGGGCCGAAGAAAAACGCGACGCCGGTTGGGTCGTTCGGCCAGTTCTGTTGGGTCTTCTGGATAATGGTCATCTCGCCCGAGGGTGGAACGAACGCCGAAATCTCGAATAGATTCCACACCCGGCTGTTTCCGGGCCAGTCCCGCCGGTCTTTCATCTCGGCATAAGTTCGATGAACAGGAACGGGCGATGAGTAACCATTGCATACGAGTTCGACCTGAGCGTGGCAGTGGTCATCCTCCAAATGCCCGGCAGGTCCGCGCGGGACATCCTGAGTATCAGGCAGGATGTAGCACGAGAGTCGGACCTTGCGGCCAGGGGTGAGGCCTAAGACGCGGTTGACGTGCCGGGTACAGGATGGTCCGTGAAACGATTTATAGACCTGCTTCAGGACGGGCCCGAGCAGGAGCGCGCGTGATTGTCCCGCCTGTTCGTCGGGCGGGAGTTGGGTCGCGAGTTTGAATACGATTTCTGGTTGACGCTCGACACGGGCGAGCATAATGCCCTGACCGTTGCCATAGGCTTTTTCGGCCCAGAACATCGTTGAGTTATTGGGCAGATAGACGACCTCCCAATCGAGCGGAGTCTGATTGCCATCCGGGCCGGTCATCCAGTTCGCTTGCCTATCGCCGTTGGAAAGTAGGTTCATTTAATTCGCCTTTCTTCTGAGATCAGCAATTCAATCGGGTAACTGGCCGAGTCGGGCAGCGGGCGGAAGTGCGTCCGGCCATCCGGCCATGGCTCGGTTAGCAAACTGCTGTCGGGCGCGCGGAGCAAACTGCCGCTTCCATCACGCGCGTATCGGGCATCGGAAAAAAACAGCGCGCCGCGCGTCGGGTCGGGAATGCGCTGGCTCAACACGCAGCGGGCAATCGAGCGGGCAATCCAGTAAGCATCTCGTCCGGCGTCGGGCAGACCGCCGAACCATCGGCTATTGGCTTCGGGATTGGCAGCCACTGCGGCATTGTTCGGAGCGCCGGGGGCCGCGCCGGTCATTCCCTGAAATTGTCCCTTCGCCATGATCGCGGCGCGGAGATTTCCGAGCGCATAATCGAAGCCGGGATGCAGGCCCAGCGTCCGGTTGAGCGCGACCCAGGCGATGCCGACTGAATCCACCTGTCCATCACCGGTCAGGATGCGCCCACCCGCCTCGGAGAGGATCATGCGCGCCAGCAGGTCATCCTCGACGACTGAATGCCAGTCAAGCGGAAAAGCCAAGACGGGCGCGGGTGGGGGTGGAGGTGAAACGAATGGGGAACAGACGATGAGTAGAGCGACAGCGATTTCAAGCACGCCCTGATGATACGCCCATTCGATTTTCTGCGCAATATGGGCTGCTTTTCGAGGCCACAGGAAGGGCTGCGCCGAAGCACTACTATTTGTATTTCAACGATTTTTTGACCGCCAATGACTGCGAAAACGTTGGTTTCCTGCGGAAAACAGCACATTTTTGACCTCGAGGCTGAAACAACGCGCAAATCGGGCTATGCTGTGATACCTATTTCGCAGTAGCGTGTGCCACAGCCACGCCCAACGCGATGGCGGCGGCGCGTAGAATCTAATCGACATGGTACCAACGTACTATTGAGTCAATTGGGCGGATGTCGTAATATATAATTGTGGCCAGATGGTCACTCGCAGCAATGAGCGATGTTTCCTGAAGGTCACAGAACCGGAGTGTTACGACCGGATGAGCGATTGAACAGCCGAGAGAAATGAGGAATGAAATGAACGAGAAAGAAATCCACGAAAAATTGGTAGCCCTCAATGTAATTTTGTCATCGGAGCGCGCTGAAATTGCAATGCGCGAAAATGCCAAAAAACGAATCACTAAAAAATTCGCGCGGTTGTTGGCTGTCCATGCCGATAACAGCCGGATGGAGGGCGTGCTATACGCAATGTTATGTGCGGCGCGAGGGGAAAAAAATTACGCGGAATAGAACACACATGCCGAACCAACCCACCAGCGCGCCCGGCGGCGCGGAACAGCCGGGAGAGGAAACATGAAAGCGACGCGAAAATCCTACGCGAAAATGACACAGATGAAACGTACGCGCAAACCGCGCAAATGCTCCATCTGTGAACGCATCATTCAGATAGGCCAGAAATATGGTCTTACCTCGCGCGGGACGATCTGGTGCGAGGACTGCAAATAGCGCACCCGGCGGCGCAGAACAGCCGGGAGAAAGAACATCCAATGAAAAAGCAAATCCTAATTTTCCGCGATAAATGTGAAAGGCCGTACCATATTGAAATTCGCCGCGATGGAAAATTGTGCAGCAATCATTACAACATCGCCACTCATGCAGAGGCAGTAGAGATTGCACTGTCCGAGTACAAGAGCCGCGACATGTACGGGCAAGGCAGCGGTTGGGAATTATCGGACTATTCGGAAACCACCATACTATAGCCCGCTCTGGGCACAAACAGCGCACCCGGCGGCGGGGAACAGCCGGGAGAAATGGAGACAGACATGACAACAGAACTGGTGCTCGATGGGAATTTCCGGAACGACGAATCGGTGTGGGACGCGATTGAATGGGAGAGAGAGACTGTGACTGTGCCTGATGGCTACAGTGTGCAGCAGGCGGGTGATGATGTGATGGTCATCCGGCTGGCGGATGAGTCAGTCTGCCACTGCGTCATAATTGATTCTGATTTTGTAATCGACTAGTGCGAGACAGCGCGCCCCGGCGGCGCACAACAGCCGGGAGAAATTGGAGAAATGAAATGGAAAAACATCTAGGGCAGGAATGGCTCTCCGAATTCGCTCCAGTCAATGTCTGGAGTGGGGGAGCCTTCCAGAAAAGAGCATTGGATGGTTTTCCATTTTTGATTACAGAATTGTGGAGTGCGGTAGACGACGCAGCCGCACTCCACTTGATCCAGATAGCAGATGATCTATCGGGATCAACAAACGTCTATCACTCGGTAGACGAAATTCGTTATGGGGAATATCCTCCCGGAGTTAGGATTATCAAGGAGGATGAGAGTGACGAGTATCAACAACACTACTCCCGACTGACGCGCTGGGGTAGATTTTATGTGGGGGGAAGGTGGGCGAGAACCGTAACATGGCATAGACACGATGGCTCGGGCCGCGAGGCCGGGACTGTAGAATTTTGGGCTTCGTGGTAATAAGGCATACGCACCCGGCGGCGCACAACGCCGAGAGAAATGAGGAACAAAATGGAGGGCTGGAAATGGCAGGGCAGGAACGAGCACGAAGCGACAGAGGCGTACATCGAGGACGCGCGGGCGGAGACGGAATACAGCCACAGCACAGGAGCACACCATGACCGACTATGACGACGAAAGAGCGGACGAAGAGGATAGAAGAGTGGAAGCGGATGAACTCATGGAAGGAATGCCATACGCTTCGCGATCTACAGAACAAGAAAAATACTTGAAAGAATACGGCGAGGCTTTCAATGATGGCTATCAGGCCGGCCTGCGCGAGCGCGGGCAGCAAATCATCGTTGCCATCGCGGCTACCCTCAATTCCAACGTGACGCTGAACAGCGTCAGCGATGCCGCCGGCGTGCCCAATTCTCTGGCGCAGCAGGCGCGGCGGGATGCGATTGCATTGATTGAGGCGATTGCGCTGTTGAAAGGAGAACAATCATGCCAAATTCACTTCTCATCCCCATCATCGCCGATTTGAATGAACTATACCGTGAGCGCAGCACAACCCACGCGCTCGAACTGGCCGAATGCCGGGCGGCGCTGGCAGCGGCGGAAGTTCTGCTGGAAAGGAAAGACGAAAGAATCGAGCACCTAACCGACACGATTTTCAAGTTACTCGACCAAATCAACAACCCAACCTGATTCACTCAAAGGACACCGGACATGAAACGTAGCGAAGCTTTCCCAACCAAATATCTGAGCAAGGACGATGTTCACGCCCCAACGGTCGGGATCATCGAGCGCATCGTCAATGAAACTCTGGGCACGGGAGATGATCAAGAAATCAAGCCCATCTTGTATTTCTCGTCCGGCCTGCCCAAGCCGATGGTCATCAACACCACGAACTGGACGAACGTCGAGGCCATCTATGGAGATGAATCCGACAATTGGATCGGCAAGTCGATTGAGGTCTGGGTAGACCCATCGGTTGTCTACGGCGGTAAACGGATCGGCGGATTGCGATTGCGTGCACCCGCTGGACAGCCCCCGCCACCAGGGGCCACCATTGCTCATCCACCGCTGGCCTACAAGGATGCCCTGGCGATGTATTGCTCAAAGACCGGCTATGGCGAGCCTGAGTTCAAATCGGCGTTGAAAGGATACGCCGCCGGGCATGGCTATCAGGGCTATTCGGCCAGCCGGGACACGGAATTCGTGCACAGCCTGATTGACACTCAGGAAGTGCCGCTGTAAAAATAGAATCTATCGCGCTCGTGTCGCTACTGGTAGGCTATATACAGAGGCCTTGACGGCGCGACGGATGCGAAATTGTGCGGCGTCCAATGTGGGCCGGCCTGAGTACAGGAGACAGTGAGGATGCGGCCATTCGGAACTTCACCGTCCGCACAATTCAAATGGCTGTGACACATACGCTGGTGCTTTGCGGATGATAGCCCGCATTGGGAGTCCGATTCTCCCGACAGCCACACAAGGAGATTATCATATGCTCAAACAATTATTCTCGAAACTCCCGCCGGGCATCTGCTTCCGTTGCGTTCTGGCCTGGAGCGGATGGGCTAACCACTGTCGGCATTGCGCTTGTTGCAAGTAGAAAGGAAACGGAAAATGAATTACCTCATCATTCTCTATAACGGTTCGCGCGAGATTGGCCGCTACAGATTTGCTGACCAACGCGAACAATACAACGGCTGCCTGGCCGTGCTCAAAGCGCATCCCGCCGCGACAGAGTGGGAATTCACGGATGAAAACAAGAAAGGAGGGATAGCATGAAACAATTCATTCAGAAATTAGAAACGATGAATGCTTGCTCGGATGCAGTCAATTGGATCATCTCCCTGCCCAGAAACATCACGCCCCAACAGGCATGGGAACTTTGCGAGCGCGGAGACTGGATGCTGTGGTTGATTGGAAAAACTGACCGCAGCCAGTCATTCTCTGGGGCGCGCAAGCCGATTGTTCGCGTGGCACTAGAATGTGCGCGGCTGGCGTGGAAATGGATGCCGGAGGAGTCGCGTCAATGCGTTGAATTGTACGAGCGATGGGTGAATGGCGAGAATGTGGGCGTGGATGAATTGCGACAAGCGCAAGCCGCCGCCCACTACGCCGCCGCCGACGCCGCCTACGCCGCCGCCGACGCCGCCGACGCCGCCCACTACGCCGCCGCCGCCGCCCACTACGCCGCCGCCGACGCCGCCTACGCCGCCCACTACGCCGCCGCCGACGCCGCCGACGCCGCCCACTACGCCGCCGCCGACGCCGCCGCCGCCGCCGCCGACGCCGCCGCCGCCCACTACGCCGCCGACACCAGAATCAAAACTCTGAAAAAGTGCGCCGATATTGTGCGTAAGTATTACCCGTTTATCCCGGAGATCCAAAATGTCATGGAATAGCCTCCCTCAACTGGACGAAGCCTCGGCCTCCCCGAAACTTTGCCAGCCGCATCGGATCCGCATCGCCACAACGCTGGCCGAGGTCACCGGCGGTTCGCTTATCGTCGTGCTGTATCAGGCGGGCATGCCCATCGGCTACCTGTGGCCGTTCACCGGGATGTTCGGCGTGTACGCCATGCTGCGCATCATCGGTTTTATCGCGCTCTGCCTGCGGGCAGATGAATGGGAGGCTATGCCTCCAGAAAGGAATTGAAATGGTCAACATTGTTCTTCGCAATGGAAAAGTTTTGCAATACAACGAGGGAAACTCGATTGCAGTGGAAAACGGAACTATAGCCATCACCAAAGACAGAAAATATCTGGTTGCCAGAATCCCGCTTGATATAGTTGAACGCGCCGAGTTCGAAAAGCCCTGCCGGATTTTGAAAGCTAAACCTGCGCCAAAAAAGGCAAATTATTAGATGACCGACGATCCTCAGTTCGCGCTCTGGCTTCAGGCTGGCCCGGAACTCTGGCCCGAACTCATCAGCGCACGGCACGATAAACTGGCCGCTGATTTCAACGCCTACGTAGTTTCAGAAGCGACAATGGCGCGCTGCGCGTTCATTCAGTGGCACGTCAACAATACCTACGTGCGGGACGGGTTCGGATTGTTGAGAGCGAGGGATAATCACCATGAAAGGAAATTACAATGAACATTGAAATCAAGAATCGACTCTTCGGAGATGTAATAGCATCCATTGAATCCGAAACATTGAAAGAAGCGATTGTAAAATTGTTGAAACAGCGCGCGAACTTGCGGAGCGCGGACTTGCGGGACGCGGACTTGCAGCGCGCGAACTTGCAGGACGCGGACTTGCGGAGCGCGGACTTGCGGAGCGCGGACTTGCAGCGCGCGGACTTGCAGCGCGCGAACTTGCAGCGCGCGAACTTGCAGCGCGCGAACTTGCAGGACGCGGACTTGCGGAGCGCGGACTTGCGGAGCGCGGACTTGCAGCGCGCGGACTTGCAGGACGCGGACTTGCAGGACGCGAACTTGCGGGACGCGGACTTGCGGAGCGCGGACTTGCAGCGCGCGGACTTGCAGCGCGCGGACTTGCAGCGCGCGGACTTGTGGGGCGCGGACTTGCGGAGCGCGGACTTGCGGAGCGCGGACTTGCAGAGCGCGGACTTGTGGGGCGCGAACTTGCGGGGCGCGAACTTGCGGGACGCGAAAAATTCTGAATTAGCATTTGCAATGACCAGTATTACTCCGGCGGGAATCCTCATCGTCTGGAAAAAATGTCGCGGCGATGTGATCGTGAAATTGCGGATCCCAGAGGAGGCGCGGCGCTCAAATGCTTCGGGCCGTAAATGCCGGTTTGAGTTTGCGGATGTGCTTGAAGTCATCGGCGGAGAAATTGGCCTCAGTCTGAAAGACGGCAAAACGGAATACCGGGCGGGCGTGCGCGTCACGTGCAATTCGTGGGACGAAAACCGCTGGAATGAGTGCAGCGGCGGGATTCATGCGTTCCTGACCCGCGAAGAGGCTGAGGCGTTTGCGCTGTAATATCCCGCCCACCTGTTCCTACCGCGACGGGACTGAGGTCCCTGGCTCTGTTCGGCAGACTGCGATACCGATTGTGCCGTACTAGTAAAGGCTTCGGAGGTTCGCTAAGGCGGCGGAATGGATGGGCGGGAAATCATCATGAACACTGACCGGAGACAACTCATAAAGGCATTGCGGAAAGTTGGAGCAAAGCCATATCAAGTCAAAATGGCGGCCACTCTGTTGGCAGTCAATGGGCTGAAAAATGCGCTTGATTTTGTGTACGGTTTGCAGGCGCGCGGATTGACCGGGAAGGCGGTTGACAATGAGCGCGACGTACGGCATATGAGGAAAATATACAATGACAACTTTTTGGAATGATAATCCGGGAACTTGGGACGAAGCATTAAAACAATCGCTTTCCGAAGTCAAACGATTAGAGATTGAATTAGCATCGGCTTATGGAATCGTGGCAGCATTAAAACAATTAAAAGTAGAATCATTATTGAGAAAAAAGGGAATTTATCACTATGAAAAATGTAAAGCTTATTTGCCCGAAAATAAATCTTCTGTGTTTGTGTACTATGGTCTCCGAATTTCAGCAAGAGATGGAAGCTGTTCATTGAAATTCAAACAGATTTTGGCATCCGGGAAAATAAGCTCATCAAAATATTTTACCTTCGTTATAGCAAGTGATTTTGAACAGATTAGATGGATTGATAGATGAGCGCGAGCATTTGACGCAGGCTGGAATAGGAGTATAATGAGTCATGAAGAAATGATTTCTTCCGGCTTGGAAGGCCGAACTAGAGCGGAGAGGCAAAGGCGCTTTTTCTGTGCGCCGTTGCTGTAGGGCACTTCTCTCCTGCCCAACTTCCAACGGTAACGGCACACAGATAAGGCGCTTTTTTATGGACAATGAACCCATCACCCAAGAAGAAATCGAGGAAGCCAATCAACTCCTGAAAGGATTAGACCCGGATAGCGTTCCCATTCAAAGCAAAATAAAAGGCTTTACCCCGCTACCCGATTCAATAGCCGAGACTCACGGCCTAATACGGGCAGCCGTGTTTGGGAAGGTATGGCGATATTGCCAAATGCGAGACGGTGTATGCCGGGCATCGCTCGAAACAATTGCCGGTGGACTTGGAATAGACCGGAGCACCGTTTCCAGACACGTTGAAGTCCTGTGTAAAGATCATTACTTAAAAGACCTGACCCCACTTCTGAAAAACAAACCTCACGTATACGCCGATACTGGAAAGATGAAATTCACCATTGGTCTAACTGTTGCAGAGTGCAACGTGGGGGGCGAAACTGTTGCAGAGCGCAACGTGACTGTTGCAGAGCGCAACGTGACTGTTGCAGAGAGTCGCATGAGTAAAGAGTCTAAGAGAGATTCTAAGAAAGAAGAACTTTACCCGCTGGCGCGGGCACTCTCGGAAGTTTGCCATATTGACTTGAAAGCAAATCGGGGACGCCTATTCAGAGAAGCGAAGCAACTCAGCACGGCAACCCCACTCCCAACCCCGGAACTCATCCTCGCTCAATACAACGGCAGCCCTTCTGCGTTCTGGAAATCAACGGACTGGCGAGGGAAGAAGGGCCAACTTCCGACCCCTGCCGCAATCCGTGAGACGTGGGGGCAGTGGCAGGTCAGTTCCGCCCCGGCCTACGCTTCAACCACCGAAGAAATTCAGGCTGAATTTGCCCGCATGAATCCGGGCAAAGAAAATCCGTCTGTCACTTGGGCGCGTATCGTCGCAAAAAAGGCAGCCGAGGCAGCGAAATGACTCGCACACTTTCCGGCGTCACCGTTCCCGATGAGATGTACCTCGAAGGAAAAGCACATCAAGCCGGCGGCGGAACGGCGCTGCTCAACCTGTTTGCCGACTATCCCGACTGCACCAATTGCGGCGGCGCGAAACAAATTGGGCTGACTCTGCTGTATGGCGAAGGCAGTCGCTTCCCATTTCCGGTCAAAGTCGTCGGCCTTTTTCACGAAGGCCTTTGGTATCGTTCCACATTGAAATCATGGCCGTGCCCGATCTGCCAGAGCAGTAGTCATCAGAACATCGCCGATTCATGCCTCGCCGCCAGCGGCCTGGAGACGGGCGAATATCATTGGCGGGTGAATTTTGTAGCAGGAATGGCGGATAAGGAAGATGCAATCAACGCCGTCAATTCGATGCTGGCCGAGACTGCCCGGCCTTGTGGCTGGCTATTGGTCTATGGCGATAATGGCATGGGCAAGAGCGGCCTGCTGAAATCGGCGGTGGCCGCGATGTGTCATATCGGAGTTGGGGCGTATTATACGACGGCAGTTAATATCCTCAATGATGCTTACGACCTCATTGCCCGCAACCGGCGCGGCGACGATGAAGCCGAGACGATGAAGCAACTCATCAGTCGTTATGCCCGGTATCAACTGCTGGCGGTGGACGAACTCGGAACGGACAGAGTTGCCGATACTCAGTTTGCCCAATCGGCATTATTCGGAATTCTGGATGCGCGCTATGCGGCGCGTGAACGGTTGGCGACTCTTCTGGCCTCCAATCAGACGCCGCAGACAATGGCCGCCGATAGCCGTTGGCGTTATTTTGAAAGCCGAACGCAGGATGGACTGAGAATACCCATTGGCGGAAAAAGTCTAAGAGGCTGATTGAAACGCCCGAAGCCGAAGTGCGCTGGGTGAAGTAATCCGCCTGACGAGGCCTAATATGGACAAACATAAAACGCAGAAACCGCAGCAGAAATACGTGATCGTTAATTTAGTGATGGGCGCTCGCAGCCAATGCAGTTGGCGTCACTGCCGACGACGCTATGCAATGCGGCTGCAATGGAGGAACGGCCAGACTCGGCAGTATTGCACAAACCATTTTTGGCGCTGGAAAAGCCGCTGGGGCTATCTATCGACAATCGACTGAAAGGAGCATAAACAATGGATTTATTTAAGACAAACTGTTCATGCAGCCACGATTGTTTTCATCATAATGATTTCGGTTGCATGGTAAAAAATTGTTCATGCGAGGCTAATATGTTAGATTCCATCTACCTCGCTGGCGCGGCGCAGATGCGGGAACGGGCGGAGACAGTAGCAAACAGACTTGGTAATTTTGATACTGGCCGGCGCATCCGTGTCCTGCCACTGCGAGATGAGGCGCTTGCCGGGGTGATTACAGAAGCGGAAGATGATTTGTATCAAGCCATGAATGATTTGAGGCCCGAATGACCCGCCACGCCCGCTTCATCCTGCTGGCCGTTCTACTCGTGATCATCGTCAGCCTGTCGTCCGGCATCCTCATCGCCCGCGCAGAGTGCAACGGCTACCTCGTCCAGCGCGGCGATACGCTATACAGAGTCGCCCTCGCCAACGGAACGACCTGGCAAGAGTTGGCGCGGCTGAACGGGTTGGCCGACGCGGGGCGGATTTATGCCGGGCAGTGCCTCGTACTGGAAACAGGCCCGGGCCCATCAGTTATTAACACGTCATCGGCGTTCAAGGGGCTGGCGATGGCTGACCCATCACACTCCGAAGATTTGACCACACTCAATGTTTTATTCTGGTATACGTGGGGAGAAAACTGCAATGGACAATCGAACTGCATCAACATGGTGCGAGCTATGCGGACACCAGCATTCTGCTACGATATTTTACTTGTGGGTAATGAGCCGAATGCAATTGAACCCTATGGTATGCCCATTAACCCCAATGACGCCGCCGCGAAAGTCATTACAATACAATTGCAATGTCCACAAACGAAACTCATCGTCGGCAATGTCAGCGCCGACGATTGGTCAGGAGCGGGCGGGTGGGGAAGCGGGTTGAATTGGTTGAAGAAGTTTCTGAGCGAGTATCGGCGGCAGATTCATCGGCGCTATGCGGGCGGAATAGGGATCCACTGTTACCAGACTCAATCTGGCTGGTGCATTGCGCGACTGAAGGAAATGCGCGCACTTTACTCCGGCGAGATGTGGGTGACCGAATACAACGACCTGAGCGGCAACCTGGCTGCCTTCACTGGCCTGACTGATTATGCCTTTGCCAATTTCAACCGGGTGGCGCTGTACACCAACCGTCAGCCCGACGCGCCCTGGGCGCTGGCGGGAGCAAGCGTAGTACGAGATGACGGGACGCTGGACGAGCGAGGCGCGCTGTATGCGCAGAGGTGAGAGATGACACAACCTGCGACTGACACACAAATAGCCGGATGGGATAGCCTGCTTTATTCACTCAATCCATTGACGAGCAAAGAGTGGCATATTTCTGCTCTCCTTGCCCGCATCCGGGCCGATGGAGATAAACGCAACCTATTAGAGATTGATGTTGATGGATGGAAAGCCCGCGCCGAGGCTGCCGAAGCAAAGTCCTTAGAATATGAGGGGTATAAACTCAATTTTGACGAAGTGATTAAGCAGCGGGACATCGCCGAAGCGAACCTGGCCGAGGCCGAAGCGCGCGTATCGGAACTGCAAACCTGGTACGACGAAGCCAAAAATCGTCTCGCCCATAGCGCACGGGGTGCTCGTGAATTAGAAGCCCACAAGGCGCGGCTGGAAGAAGCACTTGTTATGTGCGCTATTCCTCTGGAAGCATTGCGCGCTGCCGTCGTTTGGGAACTTGCTCCGGAGGTAAAATCGGAGATAGAAAGGGCGATTATGTCCACTCGCGCTGCCCTCTCTGCCCCCGGCGCACAGGCTGGGGCGCTGTGGGCGGCATTGATGGCGGAACATGAAGCAGTAGACGCCTGGCGTGATAGTCTAGATGGGGCAAAAGCGTTCGCCTATCACAATCGAATTGCTGAGGCGTTTATCGCGGTTGAAGCAGCATTGAAGGGAGAGCCGAAATGACTCCGATTGAAGAAGGAGACACATCATGATTAGGATGATTGAATGCCCGCGATGTTGCCATGAAAATGAATATGACGGCGATAATGATATCGTGGTCTGCGAGAAATGCGGCGAGCTTATTTTCGTGGGAGAAACCTAAAAATGAAATCTAAACTCAACCGGATTAATCACATCCTTCACCGCCATCTCCATGACGGCGACGTATCGGCCATGTTACACCGCACACTGATTGCAATTGCAGTCGGCATCCTACTTGTGTTCGCGCTGTGCATCGCGCTGGCGTGGGGGCTGAGATGAAAAAACCTCCTAAATCGAAATTGACTGGAAAAGAAAGTTTGCAGCAAACCCTGAAACATTTGTCAGAAGTTGGTGGAAGGGCATCTATATTCTGGGTAACTGAAACCGGACAACGGGCGGCTGCCATTGATAGATTGTGCAATTCTGGAAAACTCATCCTTGATAACTCAATAGGATACCCCTGGCTGAAAGTGAAATGGATAAAATGAATCGCAATCCCTATAACAACCTCGTCTTCCTCAGCAGTCTCGTCATCGGCTCTCTCGGTCTGCTCGTCGGCCTCGCCCGGGCCCGCCCCCGCCGACTAGATATTGAAATGAGCCGCTTGAAAATCATCCATTACATTCGACGACCCGATGATACATTTACGTTTTGTCATAGGGCGATTTACGGAATTATTCGACGCAGGATTGTTATGCCTGCCCCAAAAGACACATTGCGGGTGAGCCAGAAATTAGACGCATCGGGCAAAGTTGGATCGTGGAGTGTGAGAGATGAAACATAGAAATTGCAAGTGGACGTACGATGAATATCATGACAACTGGGATACTCAATGCGGTGAGGCCTTTTGTTTTATAACGGGCGATCCCGCTGAAAACAAAATGCAATTCTGTCCATATTGTGGTTGGCGTCTGGTTCAGCATCCAAAATCGACCGAACAACTCGCAAAAGAATTGGATGGCCGAGTGGGAGTCGCCGTAGTGAGGCAAGTGTAATGATGGACACCGCAAAACTTGTAAAACTATGGATGAATCAAATGTTTGTTCTGGTGGAACGAAGCACCAGTGAGGAATATAAGGCCGGTATACGCGCTGGTATCCGCTATTGTTATCGCTCATTGCGAAGGGCTGAGCGTTCTAATAAATCAATTGCGCATGGACGATCTCCACGCCGTAAAATATGAAATGCCCTTCTGTTGCCACGCTCAAAACGGAAGAAAGACATCCCATGAACAATATTACAGAACGTCGAGCGAGGTTTGTTTATGATTCTGCGCGGCTTGCGGCGCTTTTTGCCCGGGCCCCGATTATTCCTATTCAATGGGACGAGCGCGAAGAACCTTTCAAAGCGCAGTTCCGAGCCGTCATTGAGCGGCAATGCTCAGACCAGCGGTCACGTTCCCCCGAGGAATTGCATGGCAGTTGGATGCAGGCTTATTTTGCAATGGGCTGGGTCTATGGCGTGGAATATAACCGCGAGAAAAAAATACATCCTGATCTTGTTCCTTTTGCCGATCTCGGAAAACTGGAACAGGATAAAGACGCCGTGTTTATTGCATTGTGTGAAATCGCCCGTCTATGGATTGCAGTCTAATACAAGATGACAACCAGCCGATGGCATGCGCGCCGCATCACAACCGGCGCTGTTGCAGGTGTGAAATGAAAGTTCCATCCGTCGCGACCCTCAAAACGTGGGACGTTCTCCATGCCGAACGTGGCACCCGTGCCGCTGCCGCCAGCGAATACCACGTTCGGCGTAGCCGCAAAGCCGCGCTCGGAATATGCGCCACAGTAGGCTGCAAACGAAAGCGAGATGGACGTGTTTACTGTACGCCCTGTCTCAATCGCCTCAGCCGGGAGCGCGAGCGCTCTCTAGCGCGCGGCGGGCAGACGCCGA